GATGCCATGGTATTGTTTTCCGATTGCCCACGTTCAACATTTTTGTTGACATACCGAAATGACAAAATCATTGGTGATTCCGCCATCACCCACATTTTCAATGCCGGTTGGATGTATTCAAACAACAATGTTTGGTTTTCATTTGACAAATTCCCATCAATGATTTGTTGCCCGATTTCATCATACAAATCCGAACCAATGATGGGTTGGATTTGCATTTCTTGACACATCATGACCAATGGTCGCAACTTGACCATGGAAACGTTTTCATTGATGAACGTTCCATTTTTCAAATCCGTTTCCGTAATAAACAACGCCTTATCCATCTTTTTATCAATTACGCTTTTTCACTAATGTTTGAACCCAAATGTGACGGCATGATGGTCGTGTCAATCCGGTTTTTTTGTCGGTGTAAAATCCACCCCGGCGTTCCCAAACCGAATACCCCATCTTTGCGGAAATTTGGTTGATTTCCTCACGTGTGTAATACCGATTTTTTTCAATCATGTATTGGCAAAATTTACGGGATGTTTCCAACAATTTTGGCCCGTATTCCGGCAACACATCGTATTTGTACCGGATTTCCAACATTTGTGTCATGTCCTTGGACTTAACCCAATCTTTTGCCGGTTCCCCAATTTCTTTCAATGTTCCGGTCACTTTGATGGATCCATTTTCAATCAATGCGGAAATTCGTTCGGAAATCAAATCAATGTCCAAACCCAATTCGGATGCAATGGTGTCCGATGAAATGTTTGGGTTTTTGTCAATTTTCTTGACAATTTGTTTGTCAATGTCTTCATACTCCGATTTGAATTCATTTTCTTTCAATTCAAACCCATATCGCATTGGCCGGGATTTCAATAATTCAAAACCCGATTGGCATTCCCCATGGTTTTCAAATTCTGCAATCAACAAATCATCATCATCTACGGATGAAAACGTTTGTTGTGTTGTTCCCAATCCAACCAATGAACGTATTTCCGCATCGGTCAATTTTTCCAATACCTTATTGGCCACCAATGGTGACAATGATTGGATGGAATCGGTGGTTTTTGGAACTTCAATTGTGTCATCCGGCAATCCCATCATGGCACGTAATTCACCACGGGATGCAATTTGCAACAACGTTGTTTCACTTAATTGTTCTTTGATTGGTTCGGTTGGGATGATTTCCAACACATTGCCAAAACCATTGAATGACAATAAATAATTGTATGAACGGATTTGTTCATTTGCCCGGTCCTTTACATACACCGATTTGAACAATTCGTATGATTCAACCAACTCCGAACGGCCACCCAATTGGCCGGATTCCTTAATCCCAAACAACATTCCGGATGTTACACGATGCGCCGTGAAAATTTCTTGTTGGATGGATTCATTAAGAATGTCAAATTGTTTGTCAAGGTCATTCGCCTGTACCGGAATCAATTTCATCCCGTATTCCGCCCCATCCGTGAATTCAACCATGATGCGTTCACCATCATCCCCACCAAATTTTGATTTGACTTTGCGTTCAATTTCACGTTGTTTTTCAGCCGTTGGAACTCCATTGTTGAATTGGAAAATGAATCCACCCAAAAACCCATTCCGCAAATTTTGAACGTGGAAATTGGCAATTCGGGAATCACTTTCAATGTATGCCATGGCCCCGAAATATTCCGGGATTGGGTAATAATAGCAATTTGGTGAATAGGTCACCACATAGAAAATTTGTTTACCCAACCTTTGTTCCGGGTTGAACCGGTCAAAAATTTCCAAATCCTTTGGTTTCCGGTTGCCATCCCACAATTTTGAACGGCCAATTTTTTTGCCATCCACGGAAACACGGCATTCATGGAATGGAACGTGTGAAATTGATGAAATTTTGCCACCCAATGACCAAACAATTTCCAATGCATAACCATTGAAAATTTCATTGTCCATGATGGTTTTGCGCAACACATCATTCATTGAATCAAATGGGTTTGGATTTTCCATGAAATCCCCCAATTGACCAATCATTTCATCGGTCAATTTGTTTGTGTCGTATGTGAACCCACCACCGAAAATGTAATTGACCTTTCCATTGATGATGGCGTTGTGTTTTGCGGAACGTTGGTACATTTCCAACAAATACATTGGGAATTTGTTGTCTTCACCATACACAACAAAATCATTTCCGGTCACCACCTTGAAAACGGGCATGGCCAATTCAAATTTCATTTGTGTCCGATTGGACACGGCCGGTGAAGTTACAATTGCGTATTCACTTTTCATATTGTTGGTTCAAAATATGTGATTGGATTTTCAATTGTGAAATCCGTTGATTCATTTGTCAAAACTTGATACAATCCGCATTCAATCATTCGTGTAATTTCCGGCGAATCAACCGATGTTGCACCGGTTTCCCCCTCGTAAAGGGAATACCGACATTGTCCAATGGGAATGTTTGGGATTGTAACATCAAACCCATCCCACCGGTCGGTGTATGTTGACACGTTTGCGGATTTTGGGAATGACAAAAAAAATGATTCATTGGTTGAAATATGTTCAATCAACAAATACAAATAATTCCCACTCACCATGTTTTCCGTGGCCGTGAAAAACAAACGTTGGGTTTCGCCGGAATTCAACAATTGCATGAAAACAAATGCACAAAAAATCAAATTGTGCCAAATAAAAAAACCGGCCCATTGTTGGAACCGGTTTTGTTGAAATATGTGGTGGAAAATTAATCCAATGGAATGGAACCGGTCAAAATCAATGGTGGTTGTGTTTCCAATGATGTAAATGTCAAATTTTGTCCATTCAAATCACCCATTGCCGTTCCGGAAACGGCCGTCCCTGTTGTGGCAAAACATCCATTTTCATAACCCAAAACAAATTTGTTTCCTAATCGGTCCAAAACAATGATGGCGAATCGACCTTTGGTCAATACCATGAATTGATTTCGGGCCGTGGTTGACAAACGTGGCAATGCAATCACCAATTCGGTTTGATAGAACGTGGATTGATTTTCAATGGATGAATTTGCCGTGGTGGTGAAATTCCCGGTTTGTGGTGGTAACTCGAATGCAAAAAAATCACCGGCATCAACGTTGGCAATTACGCCACCGGTTGGTGTATCGTATGTGATGGATGTGAAATCCGCAATATACACGGCCTTTATTCCACCTACGGATTCTTTACAATCTAACGTGTATCCGCTTGTAATTGAACAACTCATTTTTTTATCTTTTTATTTGGTGGAAAAAATGGTGGTGGATTTTACCCCACCACCATGGTCAATTTATGCAATCATGAAACGGCCCACTTGGTCGGTGAATGCGACCTGTACACCGGCTTTGAATTCGCACATGAAACGTACTTCATCCGCCTCTTTTGCATAGAAGATTTCAAATTTTTCCTCTTCACCCAACAAATCGGTTCCGAAATAAAAATTGGATAAACGGCCAAAATATAAATCATTTGTTGTGTTCAAACCATTCACACCAATCAAACGAATATTTGAACCGGGCAATGTCAATTCATATGTTTCAACCCCGTTCAAATATGACACGTTGAAATAGTTTTGCGCCACCAAACCTTGTTTGATGATGGTGAACATGTCCATTCCGCAAAAAATGGTCACATCATCCGCCCCACGAATATCCGCCACAATGTTGGTTTCAATTCGGTTCAACATTTTGATGACATTTGCCCCGGCTGATGCCCCGGTCAAATCTGCCAATGTCAATGCCGTCCATGAACCGCCGGTTGCATTCCAATCGGTAACACCGGACAAAATTGACACAAACCCGGTGATTGAACCGGCCGAACCTGTACCGGTCCACACGGCCGTTTCCAATGCCTTTTGGATGGCCTTGACTTTCATTGTTGCATATTGTTCCTCAAATGGAATGGTTGTCAAATTAGAACCGGATGGCAATTGTGATTGCATCCAATATTGTTGCAATGCTTTTGGGCATAACGATTCATATACCTTGACATCAACAATGTTGATTGTGCGTTGTGTGAAATCGGTTGCATTGGATCCAACGTTTGATGTGAACCCACAACCATAACCATACGCAAATGATGTGGTTTCGGTCATCAAATTCAATGTTGATGGACCTTTCAAACCAACTTGTTTGTTGATTAACGAAATTGTCCGGGCATCGAACAATGATTTGGTAATTAACGGCAACACATTTTGGTTTGTGTACGTTGTTAATGGTGCTGTAAAAGTGTAACTCATTTTTTTATTTTTTTATTTATTTTTTAAAACTTGTTTCAATGTTTCAAAACGTTCCCATTTTTCATCTTTTTTGGAACTTGAAAACGTTTCATTTTTGGTTGGTTCCGCCATGGGCATCAATTCAATTTTTCCCAACATGGATGCCATTTTTTCGTTCATCTTGGACATGCCACCCAATTTGGACATCAAATCCGCAATCATTGTTTCCAACTTTGTGATTCGTTCCGCCATGGATTCCATTTCCGGGCCGTAATCAACGGATTGGGTTGATGGTTCAACCGCCAATTCAACGTTTGATTCATCCGCCATTTTCTCGGTTTCTGCTTCAATTTCGATTTCCACGGATTGTTCATCCTCAATGGGCATGATTTCGGAAATGACACCATCGGTGACCACAATTTTGGCAACACCAATCAATTCATGTTCCCCATCCGGTGCCGGGATTTCCATTCCATTTTCACCAATGGCCAAAACTTTTGCACCAACAACAATTTCACCATCAATTTTCACATCCGTTCCGGATGCCGTGGTGTAAATTGCAAATGCTTCATTTTTAGACATCTTCAAAATGTTTCGGATACCCACCAACAATTGGTTTGTTGTATTCATATTTTGAAAAATTTATTTGAAAACAAATGCATGGGTTGAAAAAAATTGGCCGAAATTATTTCAACAACTCCAAAATTTCATCAACCATGGACATTGATTGGAATTGGTTTTGTTTCAACACAAACAATTCATCAAATGCCCCCTCAACTGAAAATCCACGGAATTCACCGGTTTTCACTTTGTTTTCCCATACATCATCATTTTCAATTTTGTACGAACCAAACCATGTCCCATGTGGCAAATCATTCATGGCCGTTGGTGGGTTGATTCCACGTTTGCCATCAATCAAAAACGTTTCAAACATGTACACCCCATCCACCGGTGTTTTATGTTGCATGTTGACATTTTTGCCAAACCCATTTTTCATGAATTTCATGGCAATTTTTTCAATGGTGGATTCGGAAAATGTCACGTAATACGGGCCGGTTTTTTCATCATGCCTATAAATTGGCAAATTCGGAATCATCAATGGACCGGAAACAATCCGCCGTTCATCATTGATTTGGAATTGATGTTTTTTGGATTCATTGAAAATGTGGAAATTCCGTTCAATGGCCGGTTTCCCAACCAATGCAACAAAGTTCACACCTGTTTCAAAATCATTTTCATCAATGACACATTCAAACAATGGTATTTCATTTTCGTTGTTCATCTTTTTATCATTTAATGGTTGATGTTTGTTTCAAACGTTTTGCCCGTTGTTGTGTCCCGGTCACATCCGATTCCACTACATACGCACGAATTGTTGGATTTTTGAAATTCTCAAATTGATTCAATTGAATTTTGGTTGCACTTGACAATTGTGAACCGATTGATTGAACATTGGGCATTGAACCGGATGATGCCCCGGCCAATGATGGTTGTGAACCCGTATTGCCACCACCACCGGATTGATTTGGTATTTGAACTTTGTTGATTTCACGAACTTGTTTGAATCCGTTGATTCCAATGACCGATGCATTGGCAATTTTGATGGCCGTTCCAAATGGTTCTGGGTATGGGTTTTTTGCTTTTAAAACTTCGGAAATCCCCAAATAAGTATTTATCAATGCGGATGCCGTTGCCATGATTTTCCCGGCCTTGGTTTGTTTCCCCACCGCATCGGACATGGCTTGTAAAACATTGGCAATGGCTTTCCCCGTTTCCACCTTGGATTCGTATTCCAATTGGTTCAATTTGGCCACACGTTCATTGTATTCCGTTATCGAAATAACCCGGTTCGCCAATGCCGTATCCAATTGCATTTGCATTTGGTCAAATGAATGTGAATTGTCATCCATGAACGTGTCCAACAATGCCCGTTGTGATTCATAAAACCATGAAAAATCATCCAATGTCCGTGTCATTTTTTGGGCAATTGTTCCAACGGATTTGATTGTCAACATGTCCAAATCATCGAATGTTTGACGGACAACATTTTTGATTTTTTCTGGTGCCTTTACAAACACATCACCACCTAATTTGTCCAATTCCGTTTGCGCCGTGACAACGGCATCCATGATGCCTTGTTTATCTGCTTCCAATGACTTTTGTTTGGTTGTGATTCCGGATTCAATGCCCTTTTGCAAATCACGTTCCAAATTGATTTCACGGGTTAATTGGTTAATCAAAACTTCATTTCCCATCATCTTTGCGGAATCCAATTGTTTTTGTTTTTCCGCTAATTTTTGACGGGAATTTTCCAAATCATTCCGTTTCAATTCCAAATCAAACAATTGTTCTGAAATTTTGGTCAACTTGGATTTTGCAATTTCCAATGTGATTTGTTTGATTAAGGCATCCGAAAAACCTTTGTAGGCCTTGGCAACATCATCCACGGAATTTTTTTCGGCATCCAAATTTTTGAAATAATTTGGTGAAATTTCATTCAATTCTTTGATGATTTCTTTGCGCCGGGCCATGGTGGTGTTTGAATTTTTGTATTCATCCACCAATGATTTCACGGAACCACCGGATTTGACCAAATTTTCCGAAATTTCCTTTTCACTTTTTATCAAATCTGAATTTTTGGTGATGATGCCATCAATTTCTTTTTTGTTGGAACCCAATGCGGATGTCAATGAATCCCAATTTTCAACCAACAATGCAATCCCGGTGATGATTGCCGGGATGCCCAATGATAACATTGCCAAACGGAATGATTTGATTGCCCCGGTTGATTCACCAACAACAAAATTGTACACCTTTTGTGCAATGGTCATGGCCCCAATGTACACGGCGGATTCCTTTTGCAACAAATTTTGGATTGATTGGGCACCTTGCAACAATGCCATGGCCCCTTGTACCTTAACCAATGTTTTTTGCAAATCTTCATTTTCCGCCCCAAACAATGCCGTGGCCCCCTCAACAATTGCGAACCCGGATGCAAGGCCCTCAACCGCCCCGGTCATTGCATCCAATTTGAATGTGTCGGATGCTAATGCGTTAATTCGGGCTTTTGTGTCACTTATTTGGTCCTTTAATTGCCCGGCACGTTGTGACATTTTTTGGAATTGTTCCGTTCCATCCTCACCGGCCATGGCCATTCGGTTCAATTCTTTTTCAATTTCCCTTAATTCGGATTTTAATGATTTGAACCCTTTTTCCGCATCTTCGGTTTCCGATTTTACCCGGATTAAAATGTTTTTTGTAGTATCCGCCATGGCTTATTTATTCAATGATTGTTTGTGGTTTTGGTTCATCACCAATAAATGCATTTGCCCCATTTGTCAATGTGAATTGTGTTGCCACAAATGGTTCAATATTGGTCACTCGGATGAACTCACATGTGGTTGATGTGTTTTTGTTTGCATCGAAATCCCGAATGGAAATCAACCGGAACATGGTGTTTCCAATCAAAATCAATTTCCGGAAATCCAAATTGTAAATGTCAACCGAATCCAAATTGATATTGGCCACCAAACGTTTTGCATCAACGTTGGTCAATTCATCAACATAATTGCGCCAATACCGGTTGAACAAATTGCCGTTGGTGTATTTCCAAAATTGGTTTGTTTCCGTGTTGTTGGTCCAATAAATTTCCCTTGGTATTCCAAAACACAAATCGTGTTGGGGATTGTACAAATTATCCAAATGGCCGGCATACGGGAATGATTCCAATGGTGTTCCCTCAAATACAAAAAACCCGGCATTTTTGGGATATTCAATGAACCCATGGAACATGATTCGCAAACCCGGATTGATTGGTTTGACAACTCCGTTTTCATCCATGTCCCAAATACGTGACATCAACCGAGATGATGATGTGTACCCGGACATCGGTGCAATGGCAAACAAATTGGTTTGTTCATTGGAATCCGTGGCGAATTCGTTTTCAATTTCATAAACACGGGAACCATACGATGAATTGAATGCCGTTTGGTATTTTTTGGCAATGAATTCACCACCATCCCGGTGGTTGAAAACAAACGTTTTTTGGGTTGCCAATGCCACCGGTTCAATGGTCATTGTTTGTTCAACATCCAATTTTTGTGTCCAATCAATTGGTGGTTCCGTGGTTGCATAAAAATCCGGGAATGGTTCGATGTACAATTTTTTGGAATCGAATTTGTCCGGCATCACAAAACAATTGAACATTTTGAAAACCCATGCCATGAAATCGGATTGTTTGATTTTTGGAACAATGGTTTGGTTCATGTCCCATGTTTGACCAACGGCCATGGTTGGTGTTCCGGAAATCTTATTCAACCAAAAAGAACCATCCGTGAAAATTCGCAAATATGAAATTGGTGGTGGTGTGTCGGTATCCAAATAAAAAGAAACACGGACATCAACAACATCACCGGCATTCAATGAAATTCCGGTCAATACTCCACTTACTTGGACTGCATTTCCTGTATTTGGTTCCCATGTATATGATGTCAATGTCCCAACGGATGCCCCATTGACAAACAATTGCGCCGTGGCCGTTTGGTCATATCCCAAAATTGACAAATTGGGTTGCCAATTCATGTGGCATTCAAAATCATACAAATCCGATGTGACACAATCGAATTCAAAATTGGCCGTGTCATAATTGCCACCATTGAAAAATGGTTCCGGTGTATCAATCCCAAAATTGATTTGAATGGTTGTCCCTTGGTTGATGTCTTGGATTCCATCCATGCCAATGCGGAACATTTGTTGAATCAATAATTGTTCCGGCATCAATGGTAAACCGGCCAACCCATATGGAACCACCAATTTTGGAAACAATTCCGAATTGAAAAAATCGGAAACATACGTGAACCCGGCACCGGCAAAAATCCGGTCAACATACGTTTTCAAATATATTCCCGGGTAAAACATTTCCGTGGTGTACAATTGGGATGCCGGTGGTGTGTTTGTACGTTCCCCGGCCGGCAATTGGCCGTAATCAATTAACGGGTAACAATATCCATTCCCGGTTCCGGCAACCACCCATGAATCATACACGTTGGTTGAATTCCATTCATGGTTCAAATCCGAAAAATCAATGTCGGTCAATTCCTTTGTGGAAACGGAACGGATGAAATCTGCGGATTCCCCATACAATCCCAATTCATACACCACCAATGATTTTGTTTTCCGGATGGACAACAATTGGCCAATGCCACGGAATGTTTCAACACCATTCCGGATGATTTGCGCCGTGGCTTTTTCCAATGGGTTAAAATCAATGATGTATTGGTCAATCATGTATATTTCCCCAAACACCCGGTCATTGTTTGATGTTCCAACCACTTCAATAGTTTTGGACACGGCCGAATTCCGTTCCGTTGGGTTTTCAATTTCATTCAATGAATATGTCACCGGCAATGGGATGTCATTTTCAATGTCAATCCGATGCCCGTTCAAATACAATTCTGCAATCATTGGAATGGGTTTGTTTGGTCAAACGTGTATTCAAATTCAATGGTCAATTGGTTCAATTGGTCAAATTGCCGTTTGAATTTTTGGAATGATGTGTTGGTGATGATGATGGGAACCATTTTCCCCAATGTTGGAATTGTCACCCATGCATTTGGTGTTTGCACCAATCGTGACAACCATTCAAATTCATCATCATTCAACCAATCCGACACCACGGAAAAACGTTGTTTGGATTTCACGTTTGCAATGAATCGCCCGGAATCACTCACATTGTAAATGCCGGTAAAAAAATTCATGGATGGTTTTGATGAATTGGTTTTTTCCGAATCAACAAATTCCCGTTTGGGTTTTGTGAAAACATACGTTTCAACACCACCCCACAAAAAATGCATTTCCGTTGTTTCAACATCCGGGCATGGTTCAATGATTTCAATTTCGTATGTTTCGGTCAATGGGTCCAATAAATATTGGTTCAAAACACCATACATGACAATCCGTTTTGCTTCATTCAACATGAATGAACCCGGTTGTGTATCGGATGTGATAGAATCCGGCAAACCTTCTAATGATTTTGGACCAAACGCCACGGCCATGACCGGTGATGAATTTTCATCCCCGGCATCATGGAATTCCCAAACCGGTGTTTGAAATTCATATTGTCGAATTAAATTCCCCATGACATCGAAATATTCAACATGCATCAAATCAATTGTTGATGATGTTTGCATTTGCATTGGGAAATATAAAAATGCCCGTGTGTCGGTGGTGAATTTGTATTTTTTGTTTTCAGTCAATGCCCGTGTAAAT